GGTGGTTTAGACATAACGGCATATAGGAAAAATAAACAGAAGAAAAGAATAAACGATATATAAAACTAAACAAAAACAGAGAAAACAAATCGAATGGCATGGGCTAATCATGCCATTAGGCCTAGTAAGCTACCTAGGACTTAACTTCCGCTTTCTTATGCTTATACTTGCACTTATCACCGAAAGTACATTTACCAGTGGTAACAAATTGTTTGCACATACCTTTGAGTGCTGAATCACTAAGCACTTTAGGTGTGGCGGCCTTGGGGAGGTTAGCTAATGTGTCCCCATTAACAACCACTCCTTTCTTCACAATCTCGGGTGGTTGATAACAACAAGGCGGCTTGAAGACAGTGTCCTCATCAAACGTATTGATCCACTGCTTGAAGGAAACATAATTGAAATTTGGCAAATCTCTATCAACACAGGCATCCATCCAAACATCGTGCACATTAGGATATTGTTCACTGACAGGTGAACACTGTGTTAAAAGGGCAGTCCAAGAAGCAACACCGAACACTTCTTTATCACCCAACTTAGATGGTAAATGGTGTTTGAATCGCTTCATGAACATTTTGACAAACTCTCCAATAATTGGTGTATTATAGTCGGTGTATGACAATGATAAAACTTTTTCCGATAGTTTACGCATTGGTGTGACATTAGAATAAAGTGGCTTGGTCAAATGAAATTTAACTAACTGTCTTTTTATATCACAACAACTGTTTGGACTACCGTACCAGACATCAGGCCCATACAACCTAGCCAAGTAATTTACACCCAAATCACCGCGATTATATACCTCAACATCTATCTCTTGGTGCCACATCTCAGCAGCACGTTTAAGACATTTGATATTGATGTCGGCGTGAATGCCATCGTCACCAGCGACAGATCCTAAGCGAGCAAAAGCTTGCACGGGAGTGTAACCTTCAAGACGTAGTGCAGTATAAGAAACTCCACCATTGCGCAACGTGTTTGCCCCAGCAGTATCGCCGATACCCGAACCTTGTGTAAGGCCTGTATCAAACTTTACCTTATAAGACGTGTACGAAGTGCAATGCACATTGCCAACCTGTAGATTGACTATGTCCTCATGATACTTGGGATGAAATGCTCGGAGCATAAGTGCACGGTCCAAAAACCTGCACACTACTCCTATATGTCCATCAAACCTTCGAAAATCAGAGCAACTAATGTGATGCTTGGCATAAAGCGCAATATGAGCAACACGGTCAGCAATCTCTTTAGGTTTCTTACCAAACGCATACCATCTGAAACTCTCAACCCAATCATACAAGGAGTAACAATACCCAGCATAATTCAACTTATGAGATTTCTCATCCGTAGTAATAATGCGCGGGGACGTAACTTTTGCATAAGCTTCATCCTTTTGAAATGTAGACCTAGGTTGTCCAGTCATTAACATAACAGATGAGGCAGCCTGATCAAGAATACTACGCTGGTCAGGGCGACTCTGGCGTTCAAACACTTCATCAAGATCAAGGGGGTGGAATGTCTCTTTAAGATCGTCTGGTATTATAAGGTTGATATACTCCATCACATATTCCAATACCATGGGCGGGATTGTCGCATCCGGTTTTTCCTTTATCGAATTAACTCTACCTTCAACAGCTTCTAAA